CTTCTGTTCTTCTTATTAAGCGCATCTAAAAACTCTTTTTCAAAAAACAAATCAAACGCCCACTCTTTGAAGTTTTGAAAGTCTTTGAAGGAGTCTTCATACGCCTCAAATTCGTGAGGAGTCATGTTTTCGATAAACTCTTCAAGCTCGTTTACAGCTCCCTGGTAATACGCATTCAATTCATTGGGTTTGTTGAAATACTTTTTTGTTCCTAGGTCCTCACTTGAGTAGAAATCCTCCATTTCTTTACCGAACCTCATATTATCTAAGGCATGAACGATTTCATGCACGATAGTTTTTTTCATTTCATGAAGGCGAAACTCAATATTTTCTGGAGATCCGTCTTCGGGAAGAACAGGGATTTTTATCATGTGATAGTCTTTGTGCTTTTTGTACCCGCTTGTGTGGTCTTCGGGAGCGAAATAGAAGATAAAAGCGCTATGCCCAATTACATTTCCATCAACAAAATAACCGTTTTTAGCTTTGTTTAATATGTTATTTTTGCCGTCCTCCAAAGCAGACTTCAGCTTCTCGTAAATCTTTCGGGCAATTTCTCTATACTCCCTGTTTTGCTCGACGTCTTCGTTTATGGGCAAAAGCTCTTTAGCGATTTCAGAATATGGTCTCATTCGTTTTCAGTTTTTAGTTTTTCTTCGACTTGCTCCAAAAAATCTTCCATTAAGTCTTCGTAGTAGCCTCCATCGACTTGAAAATTATTGGTATTTAGGCGAAAACCTACTTCACCACCTTCGCCATCGAGCACCCTGGCTTTTTGAAACTCTAGAGGGACACCCGTGGCAGGATCTTCTTTGATCTCGGTCTCGCCGAACTCAACGGCATAACCCTTTTCACTCAAATCTTCAGCCAACTGGCTTTTGAATTCTTCCCTCGACTCAATTTTCATATCATTAGTTTTTGCGGTTATACATGTCCTCGATCATTTCAAGCTCATTTACTTTTCCTTTTGCGCCGAGCCTTATGATTTTTGAAAACATCTCAAGAAAGTGCTCTTCTTTTTCTTCTTCTACGAATGCAACTGTGGTTTCCATTAAACTCTCGACTTCCGAGTCCAATTCTTCAAATTTTTTGTTTTCAACCTTTTCTGCCAGTTCAAGAAGTTCATTTTTTGTTTTGTAGTTTTCAAAAATAAGTTTTTCAAACATGTCTTTTAAGGTCATGGAAGTTCTCATTAATTAACCTTCATCAATCCATTTATCATCCATATACGGCTTCATGCCCTGGGGCCACGAATTTTTGGACCACTCCCGATCTCCCTCGTCGCAGACAGGATACTCCCCGCCAAACGTAGATGAAAACTCGCAGAAAGGGCACGAGAAACGTCCAGGATCAGGCTCATGTTCTTTATCTTTTCTACTCCCGTCTTCATTATAACAGTCTTCAACAAACTCGTTGATTTGCTCTCGGACCTTGTTTTGAGTAATGCTTCCACTTGGTGGGGAAAACGTCTGAATCCTGTTCTGCTTGTAATATTTGTTTTCTTTTAAAATCCTCTTTAGTATTATGTACTCGACGTCGATGTTTGATGGGTCGGTGCCAAGAACCTCGGAGTAGTAAGACTTGTAAGAAACAACTTGGTTTACGCGCATTTTATCTTTTTTCTTCCACTTGTCCCAGCCTTCCTTGCTTGTTTTTATGTCGATTACTTTATACTTTTCTTTTCCCCGTTCTTTTAAAACCACGTCCAAATATCCAACGTAATCAACGTTTTCTTTAATGGAGTGGTTTACTTGAAGCTCTATTCCAACCAGGTCAGTTGTTTTCGTGTTAAAATAGTCAGTTCTGTTTGCCAGAAACGACTTTATCATTTTCTCCCCGTCCATCAAAAATTTTTTCATTTCGATTTGAGAAGCAGGCAGTTCGCCCTGATCGATGTATTCGCTTTCTTCAAACTCTTCTTGGGCTTTTTTATACTCCCCCTTCATTTTATCAACTAGAATTGAACGGAGGTCCAAGCTCTCTGCCTCACTTACAGACTTATGATATAATGTGTTCAGATAAGTTTGTATTGCTTCGTGGACTGCAGCACCAAAAATTGTGTGGATCGAGGAAGTAGGTACGTAGTGGCCTTCTTTGTATCTCAACTCCCACTTCTTGGGGCATTCTTCATACGTTTTAAACTGGCTCCAAGATATTTTCCTGTTCCACGAGCCTTCGCTATTGTCTTTTTTGCTTTTTGATGTTGGCTCTTCGGTATCGAAAAAACTATCAAGATCTGACATCGATTAGTTGAAGCTTTTCTTCTTTTGAAAAAGACTTGATTTCATGTTCTCGCTTCTGCGCTTCGGACCGAGATGGCTTAGGCTCCGACCAGACAAGCTTTACGGGAGTGCGAGACTTGGTATATTTGGCTCCATCTCCGGAGTTGTGTTCGTTTACCCTTCTTTCTAGATCTTTTGTTACTCCTGTGTACAAGCTATCATCAGAGCACCGAAGAATATATACGTTCCAGGAGCCTTCCATCTTTTTTCAGGTCGTGAGTGTTTAAAGAACCACTTGTAGATTTTTAGCCTTAGAGATGCAGTTCGGAATTCCAGAAGTGGTTTTTTACATGTGAGGGGTCGTCAGTTTTATGAGCTTTAATAGAGCGGTCTCTCACGGCTGAAATGAATTTCTTTCCGATGTCTTTCTGCGTGAGGTTTCGGAGGGGAGACTCGATAGCTCGCCGAAATCTTTTGCTATCGTAGATCTTATGATGGGTTAATCCTTTGTTACAGAAAATTCCATCGCCGTACGTAAAGACCTTTTTTCCCATTGCAATCGATTCTATAACGGTAGTGGTGTTGATTGCAACAACAAATTCAGACTCGCTTATAAGATCGGGAACCGAAAAGTTCAAATTAGAAACATTCAGGCACCTTTGGGAGAGTGGACCGTATTGAACATATTTTTGACTTGGCATCGCAGGATGCTCTTTTATAAGCAGGGAGTATTTATCGGGAACGATATCGTCAACAAACTCCACGAACTTCTGGTTGTTTTGTTCATACCTCGAATACATATTTCTCTTATATTCGTCGGTGGTTTGAAGTGGGACGTAAACAAACGGCCTGCCAAACATGGAAATGTCGTTTTTTTCCTCTTGTTTTAAGACCTCGATTCCTTCTTGTATCTTTTCTTCATAGATTGGGTAGTCTTTTAAGTCGTTGTCGGTCATTTTATAAAGCCGAGATTCAGGAAAAACACCTCCCCTACCAAAGTGAAAAGTCTTTTCCCATGGATAGTAGCCAATTTCATGAACAAATAGTTTACGATAATCAATCTTCAACCCCTCAATTAAATGAACCTTCATTTGCTTGTGCCTCCGAGAGAAAAAGAAATCGGGTTCGTTTTTTAGAAACTCCTGGTCGTCAAAAATAATATCAGGAAGGCTGGGCAAGTCGTCAAAGGGTTCGCCATGAAATTTAACATCATACTTTGGTATTATCTCTTCTTTGAGATATTCAGAATACTTCGTAGGAAATGTAGGATCATTTTTATGCGTCAGGTACCTTTTATCAATGTATACGCGAATGATATCGTGATCCAAATTTTGAAGGAAGTCCAAAAACGCTATGAACTTCCCCATGCTCCAAACACAAAATACACAAATCTTTGACTTCATATCAAATCAAATTTGAACTTTCTCACGCAAAAACGGAGAACCCGACTACAATTTAAAGGGAGCCATCAGAGAGAGACAGTGAATCTTAACTGGCAGGTTACTCTCGAAGTGAACTACCATATAAGAAGGAGCACGTCAGATCTAGTAGACGTTTATGGTTTTTCCTGCCTATTATCACGCAGAAAGGATTTTTACTGCTTTCGGCTCCGACTGAGCCTAAATGCACTTCACAGTTTTCGTTTACTCTTCATTAGGTTCACTCCCATCCTCAATGTCATGTGGGGTTCGCCACTGCATGTGCTCGTGGAGGCGCTCAAACTTTTCGCGGTCTTTCTCTAGAAACTCGTAAAGAATGTTTTCGAGTGCAATTTGCTTTTTCTCTTTGCTATCCGTTAGAAGTCCTTCGAGGACAAGATCGATAACCGTATTCGCTGAATCTTTTGTGTCGCTCATTGTATTACCTTACTTTTAATTCATATTAACCATTGAATAGATAGCCATATTGTGGTCCAAACCTTTCATTGATTTCTTCAATATTATCGATGAGAGTATAAAGCCGCTCGGAAGAGACTTTTCTTTTCGGGCTCATCAGATGGTCAATCGTGCCGATATGCTCATCGTCAAACGTATACCCGAGCCAGTTGACAATATCTTTTACTTTTTCTATTCTCTCATCGACCGTCTTATCTACATATACGTCTTCGTAATCTGCGTTGTAAACATTTATTTCAAAGTTAGAAATTAGATCTGTGCAGAAGTTCCAGAGGTCATCTTTCTGTTTTAAGTGGTGTTCAACTGCTTCTAGGTCTTCAGTCCACGTCTTCGAGCTTTCAATCAATTTTTCTCGGTCCTCCATTGAATTTACCTCCCAACTATCAAGCTTTACGGCTTGGCGTTCTGATATTACCTTTTTCAAAACATTTTTCCTTCCGTTTAAAATTATGTGATCGAAACTGTTAAAAACAGGACGGAAAAACTGCCTGCTGTCATCGAATCTTCCAAAGTTTTCTTCCGAAAGAAATGAAAAGTGGTGGAGGTTAGTCTTTAAGCCACAGTAATTTCGTTTTATAAACTCGACTTGCTTAGACAAACATCTTTCTGGATATTCTGCCCTTTTTAAAACTTCGTGATACAATCCTGCTTTAAACGGCTCACCTATGGACGGTTTTTTCTTGTTGATGGCCGCAGTTAGGGCGTGCTGGAGCGAAGATCCTCCCGACCTGCCCATCGCAAAGATAAAGAACGTGTCAATTACCATGCCAAGTGGGTGATCTATTATAATCTTTTCGTTAGTTCCTTATCGTCTCCTCCCCAAACTTTTCCATCGCTTTTTCGGTAGTTGTCCTCCGAGGTCTTAATCTGCCTTGAGGTTACGTCGGTTACTTCTACCACCTTTTCTTCGGAAGTGAGGACTTCGTCGCCTTCCTCGATCCAGTCCAAATCGTTATCAGAGATTGAACTTTCGCTACTTTGGGTTTCAAGCTCAAGTTTTGAGGGCTCGGTTCCCCAGCCTGCCGTTAGGTCTGAACGTTTAAACTTCATGCCGTTTTCAGTTTTAACCTGCCGCTCGGAGAGTTTTTCAATTTTTGTTTTTTCAGTGTCGCCTCCCTCAAAAACGGCTAGAACTTCCCTACCCTCACGGAGCTCATTGGGTGAACCGTCTTCGTCTTCATCCTCAACCGAGGGAGCAAGAGAAACGCGGGGAGTTCCGTCTTCGAAAAAAATTTCGGCGATGACTTTATAAGTCCTATCCAATTCAGGGAATTCTTTCGGCATTCCCCAGCGCGATAGCGTAACAGAAAAGTCATTTTTAATTTGACTTCCCTCGTTTTCGTAGATTAAAACATCAGCTTGCCTGTCGAGAGCCTTTTCTTTTCCAGCTTCAATGGCTTCATCGAGGTCGGACTGGGGCATAGGCTAAAGCAGTTTTTGTTGGAACTCCATTTGAATGTGATCAAAGAAGCTTCTTACTTTGATCCTGTCAATGTCTTTATACGCATTAACGGGATGAGTGATCCCCGTTCGTTTTTCCTCCTCGTCCTCGCCGAGAAAACTTAGGTCCGACCTCGCGTTTCTGATTTTACGGAAAGAGTCCAAATAAACCTCTGGGATATTGTTGTCCCAGTTCCACAGCTCATACACAAACTCGTCGTCCCAGATCTCCAGATCTTCTTTACAGTAATTTGAATAATCTTCCCATTCTCCATACCTCCGAAACATATTGGGCTCAAACGCAGAGAAAATATTCCACATCCAACCTCCTCTTACTCGGTTGAAAAGTTCCCTACGTGTTAGGTCCAAAAATTCGCAGTTTGTCCAGAAATCAATAAACCCTGACTTGTCGTATTTGCTATCAAGTTCAAACGTATCAGGAGGAACGGCTTCTAAAGGATGAAAAAATCGTTTTTTGGAAGTCCAGTCGAGTTCTTGGCTGCAGACAATGTAAGGCTCCCGCAGAGCTTTCACTTTTTTTCGTCCCCGATAATAGTTGAAAATGCTCTTGTAAATGTCATTTCGCCCTCCAAAAAAGAAGATGTCCGCATCGACGTTGAATATAAACCTGTGATCGGAAAAATGGTTAGGAAGAGTATATTTGAATTTATACTCCCTATCAATAATGACCTCAGCTCCCAATGCCTCGAAAACAGGTCGCAGCACGCTCTCAAACTCCGCTAAATCTCCGCCAAAAATTACTTTCAATGGAAAATCAATGAGGTCGGTATGAACGTAATTTGACATGATAGAAAGCAGGGCATACTTCACGTAAGCAAAATTGTCCCAAGCCATGTAAACCACAGCAACGTCTTTCCCTCCGTGCTGATCTAAATCTTCGGGGTCAATCCTTCTAAGGAGATCGAAACTCGGTTCGAAGTTTTTTATAACCCTGTGTCTATCGTTCGTTGAGGTTTCCTCGATAGTATGGCTTAGCATAATAAAGTAATCTTCGACGCTCAAATCAAAATTCTTGGCGTCGTTTATCGGGTTTGTCATGCTTTAAGTTTTTTGTTTGAAGAAATCCACCTCTCGACAGTTAGGTCTCCACTTAGGTCAAATTCGCTAGTTTTTTCAAGCTGGCTGGGTAGATCAGGAAGAAATGTATCGCAGTCGTAGGTGCCATTTATTCTAGTTATGAAAGCCTCTTCAACCCGTTCGAGAAAAAGCTCGTAAATTTGACCTCCTCCACAGTTATACAATTCGTTTTGAGAAGTGAATGCTTCGAGAAAAAGCTGCTCGATCCGAACGTATCTGGCCATTTTATTAGAGCCCTCGATATAGCCATTTTTTTCTTTCGACAAGATATACATCTTTCGGTTAGGAAGAATACCTATATTTTCAAAAGTCTTTCTCCCCATAACGATATTTTTGTGAAGAGTCTTAAATTTAAAGAAACGAAGGTCCTGTGGGCGATGCCAGGGGATTTCTCCATTTTTTCCAATGCCTCCTTCTTCATCAGCCGCAGCTATCATTTTCATGATTAGTTGAAACTTATTTTATTTTTGAACTCACTAGACTACCACCGTTAAGTCTCACCAGAAACCGTGGTTCATGGTAGATTTTTCTTTATTCGTTTCTTCGTTGTGCGGATCATCGAAAACAAGATCTCTCACTTTCATGTAATTTTCTTTTGTATACTTTACTCGGTCCTCCGCTATTTCGAAACTTTCTTCTCGAAGTTCTATGCCCGTAAAATCAACATTTTCCAAAACCGCCGCCACTCCTGTGCTTCCGCTTCCCATAAACGGATCTAAAACTTCGCCTTCTGGAGGAGTAACCAATCGAACCAGGTACCCCATAAGCTCAATAGGTTTCACTGTCGAATGGTTGTTTTTGGAAGTGCCAATATTTCTTTCATCTTGCTGAGCTTTAGGCGAATAGAAAAAGCGAGAAGCACTTCGGTCTCTACTCTGCCAGTCCAACTCGCCAGCTACCTCCTCATCTATAATAAAGTTTGTAGGCCACCTTCCTTCACGCTCTGGCGTATCGCCACCGCTTTGGAAATCAGTGTTTTTCGAACTTCCTCGATCAACTGCAGGAAGCTTCTCATTTCCAATTTTGCAGTCGCCAATGTTTATAGCTCCAGCAGAATGCCTCAATACGTTTTTTGCTATGTTTTTTTCTGAAAGTGGTTTTCTGGCAAGAACAATCGGCTCGTAAGCAGGCTTTAACTTCGTCCCATATCCGTGCCACTTTTTAGCGTCTTTAGTAGCGGGAGCAGTAACTTCGATTACTGCTTGTCCCCAAGGAGTTTCGCCCCTTGCCTCCCCGGAATATTCTTTTGTATACGACTCAGTTTTTGTGTAAGTGTCTACAACCTCACGCTCTTCGGTTTTTCCATGGTGCTTGTCAATAGCTTTTGAAACGTCACGAGACCCCGGAAATCCGTTCGAATAAAGCCACATCATGCAATCCCGAATTTCAAAACCAGCGTCTTCGATGGCAACCATAAGCCTGTGATGAGTCCTATTCCCGCCAAAGGCAAGCAGGTGAGCGCCTGGTTTCAAGACCTTATAAACTCTGCTCCAATACTCCCTATTGAAAGCAATGCCACTTTCATCCCAACTTTCATTCATGATCCCAAGCTCGTAAGGTGGATCACACACGCAAGAATGGAAACTACTTTGCTCAAATTCTAGTAGCCTTTTTTTGGAATCGGCAAGATGTAGAGACGTTTTTGAGTCCATATTTTTTATTTTTTCCAGAAGTTGTGCTTGATTGTGTCTTCCGAATCGCTTTCTTTCTTTTCTTTTTCTTTGGACATGTATTTTTCTTTTAGATGGCTAGCATTTTGAGCTGCATACTCGATATCAGTATGTGAGTTGCCTTTTCCGACGAAAACTTTTTCTTCAAGAACCGCCGCCACTCCAACCGAGCCAGTTGACAAAAAAGGATCAAATACCAAGCCTTCCTTGGGTGTAAGGAGTCTTATGAGAAAGCACATGAGGCCAGTCGACTCGCTATTTTCAAACTCTTCATTGAAATCTTTCGGAGTGTTAAAATACCTGGAGGCCCCACCAGAATCTCCGTAAGTAGTCATTACCGCACCTTCAGAAAATGCGCCAGTGTTTCCTCCGTGGTAAGAGTCAGAAGCGTTTTGGGTTCTAATTGCGTCCTCCCCACTGGATAGTACGCCGCTTTGATAGTCAAGCTTCGGGCAAGTCTCATAATCTAATAGGAGGTTCGTAGGCCACCTTCCTTCCTCAGTGGGAGTGGCAGGTCGATTTGCAGTTCGGGCTCCTTCAGGCCAGAAAGTGTCTTCATTTGATCCAGAGCCATCGGATTTTCTTGAGCTTCTTTTGACTGGACCACTATATTCTATCCTACACTCACCTATGTTAATAGCGGACGTGCCGTGCTTTAACGTATTTTGAGCAGTGTTATCTTCGGCCAACGGTTTTCGAGCCAGAGTTACTGCCCTGTAGGAAGTTTCAAACCTATCGAAACTATCTGACTGGCAGAGAAATACAATTGTATCGCGAATCTCGAAGCCAGCGTCCTCGATGGAAGCAGCGGTTTTGTAATGAGCCTCTATATCGGAAACTGCAGCCAAATGGCCTCCGGGCTTTATAGACTTTTTTACTTTTTTCCACACTCCTACTGAGGTTTCGTTGGACTCGGTGATGCAGGTGTGAGCGAGATGACCTCCAATTTCTTTTGAGGAAAATGTTACTCTACCTCCAGAAGTCATGATCAATTGTAGACTTTTCTTTATTTGTTAGTTCATTGCTCGGGTCTCCGAAGAGTTGTCTTTTTATGTCTTCGAGGTTGTTTTTTACGTGCTTAACCCGCTTTTTAGATAACTCGGCCTTTTCTCTATCTAGCTCAATTCCAATAAATCCTCTATGTTCTAAGAGTGCTGCTATTGCCCCTGTTCCACTTCCAAGAAAAGGGTCCATCACTTTTCCGTTTTCTGGAGTAACCAGCCGAACTAAATAACTTATAAGCTCGACTGGCTTCACGGTTGGGTGATAATTGTCCTCACAACCAATATTTTTCTCTTTCGAATGAGGCTTCGGGGAGTAGAAGTATCTTGATATTCCGCCAGAGTCGTTGTATCCTCTTTTTGATGTGTCTGGAGTTGTTACTTCTCCCATAGCCACTCTGTTGGAAGACTGGTTTCCACCTGTTGGCTTTCTAACCTTACTTTTTGTTTTTCCTCCCTGCTCGTCTAAAAGCACGGAAGCTCTTTCGTCTAACATCAGGTTTGTAGGCCATCTTCCATCTTCATGTCCCCCTGCTTTCATCCCTTTATATTCTCCTTTCTCGAACATCCCGCCGACTTCATCGTAAGTGCCAGTCTGCCTGTCTCCAACTTTCCGCTCCGTATCTTCATCGGTCGGTAGCCTACAACCATCAATATTAATAGCGCCTACCGAGTGTTTTAAAACGTTTTCGGCTATCGTGTCCTCCGAAAGTGGTTTGCGGGCCATAACAATAGGCTCGTAAGCTGGCTTCAAGGCGGTTCCCCAGCCTTCCCATTTTTTTGCCTCTTGAGATGCGGGAGCCGTAATCTCGCGAGTGATTTTTTCTCTCGCCTCTGATCCTCGACCAGCTTTTACAAGACCCGAAGGCTCATTATATCTTTCCTCCGTAGCTACGACTTCCCGCTCATCCTCCATGCCAAGCTCTTTATCTATTCCTCGGGAGACGTCGTGGGATTTTGGAAATCCCGTATTATATACCCACATGCAGCATCCTTTAATCTCAAAGCCAGCGTTTTCGATGGCAGCCATAAGCCTGTGGTGAGTTCTAGACCCACCGAAGGATAGCACGTAACCTCCAGGTTTCAAAACCCTTTTCACCTGCATCCAAAACTTTTCATCAAAGGCGATGCCGCTTTCATCCCAGTCGCGATCCATAAACCCTAATTCATAAGGAGGATCAGTTACTACTGAGTGGATAGACTCTTTTTCGATATCCTTCAGCATTTGCTCTGAATTGCCCTGAAGAATTTTTTGCATCAAGACATGAAAATCATATTCGAAGTGGAGATTTTTCACTCGCCCCAGAAGCCGTGCTCGATTGTCGAGGCTTGCTTTTTAGTTATGTTATTACTAGGATCACTGTAGACCTCATCATAAACCTGTATTAAGTTGTTCTTAACATGCTTTACTCTCTTAGAAGCGAGAGAATAGCTTTCATCATCTAACTCTATTCCAAGCCCCCCGCGATTTTCTAATACTGCGCTTATAGCAGTAGAGCCGCTTCCGACAAAGGGATCTAACACTTTCCCATCTTGAGGAGTGATCAGGCGAACGAGATAAGAAATGAGTTCAATGGGTTTAACCGTAGGGTGCTCGTTGTTTTCGCAACCTATATTTCGCTCGGATCTTTTTGCCTTGGGACAGTAAAAAAATCTGGAACCCTTTGAAAGATCAGGATCAACTTTATCGCCTTTCTTTCTTGCCAGTGCTATCGGTTCATACGCTGGCTTTAAGGCAGTTCCCCACCCTTCCCACTTTTTTGCTTCGTCGGTATATGGATCTGTTACCTCCCACTCTTCACCATATCCAGCATCGCCCAAGTTTTCAAGATGGATCTTGGTTGACTTTTTTCCAACTACTTCACGTTTATCATACTTTCCAAGCTCCTTGTCAATAGCTTTGGAAACGTCGTGGTTTTTTGGAAACCCGCTGTTTCCCGTAATAAACGCTTTGCCATTTCTTCTTGCCATAAAAGCGCCAGTGGGAGTTTCGACGCACCAGACCCTACCATTATAATTTTTAACTCCCTCTTTTTTATTGGGTTTAACTTGAGTGATCGAATTAGAATGGATATCCAACTGAGAATTGTTGTCTCCGCTATCAATACCCCCTTCTCCAGTGCAGTGTAATAATGCCTGAAACCAGTTTTTCTTCTCTTTTCGTGAAGAGGTTTGCGCAGCATTATCTTCACTTAAAGCTAACGTAGTTTCAACAAAGACTTCTTTTTCTTCTAATGTCATGTTCCACAACAGATCCCACTCTAGGATTCCTTCAGAGAAGTCAATTTCTAAATCTTCAGGTTCTTTGATAAACCAGACTGTTTTCTGTTGATTTTGATCTTCAACTTCTCTTTTTTCAAAGCTAATTTCCAACTTTTTTAAAAGATTATCGATGCGATTTACGTGCTCTCGATTTTCAGAATTGTGGGAGATTTTCACTCTACTACTTTCCCCATCAATTCTACCGCAGGCTTCAACATAAGCTAAAAGCCGAGCATATTGAGTTCCGCCCATACCTTCACCATTATGGTAGGAAGATAACGGAAAGTTTGAAGTTTTCTCACCTAATACATCTTTAGCTTGGTTAACATTCCAGTCTTTAGGCGTAGAATGTTCTTCATACTCTTTTTTCTCACAACTCTTTTTATAATAGACGCGATGATTGGGAGTAAGAAGCTGATCTGTATAATGGTTTTGAAAACGAATCATGTCTCCATCGTGCTCGTAAACAAACTTGTTTTGAATGGGAGACAACCTTATTTCGTTCTTACCGCTGTCCCAGCAGGCCACTTTTTCGCCATTATACTCATCTACGCTTTTCCATCCGTCTTCTGTTAATATCTCGGTATCTTCGCTCAGGCACCCGTAAACCCACATTAGGATGCCATACATGTCAAACCCTACATCGTCCATGGCTTCCATCATCCTGTGATGAGTCCGCGTGCCTGAAAAAGCGCAAACCCAAGCGCCAGGTTTCATGGTCCTGTAGACTTCCGACCACATCTCCCTGTCAAATGCTATTCCACTATCGTCCCATTTTTTTCCCATGAACCCAAGTTCGTAGGGAGGATCAGTGACGACAGAGTCAAAGACGTGTTCTTCGTTTTTTGATAAGACTTTTTTCACATCTCCTTGTTCAATGTTAACCATTCTGTCTGATTTCTATTCCAAAAACTAACCAGATTTATGTATCAACGGGGGTTAAATCTCAATTTAGATTTGAGCTAATTTAACCTATCATCAACCTTCTAAAATATAATCCCACTGATCATTTGAAAGTCCAAAAAACCTCTCTTTTTTTAGTTCCTCATCCGTCCAAATTCGGTCGAGGGGAGGAAGTGGAATCCATTTTGTAGTTTTTCTTGAAATATGTTGACTAATTTTTCTGAGGCGAAGCATATGGTTGGCAAACCCCGTGTTCAGGTAGGTCCGAAGGCTCACCGCTTCTCTTAATGAGCCAACTTCAAACCCGATATAAGTCTTGCTGAACGTTTCATTTCTTTTAGCAATGAAAGTGTTTCCGAACCCTTTAGTCTCATCTCCACTTGCCTCAGGGGTAAGGACGTGTAACTGATCTCCTCCTCTTCTTTTATTTTTTGTTTCTTTAAAGTCTACCCAACGCTTGAAACCATTGTTTTGGAAAGTATAACAAGGAATATGTCTATCGGATTTTTTAGAGTCACACAACCGATCATCACTCGTACTGATTCCTGAAAAAGATGAAGAGATATATTTTTCGTCCAAAAAACGATTTGCGTTTTCACAAACCGAATCGATGATTGGATACGACTTAGTATCCGAGACAAGGATATCGTATCGATTTAATTTAATTTCTGTTCCGTTAAATAGCACCTTATCAGAGTCCTTATTCTTATTCGTGTATATCACGCAAACCCCACCAGAAATCTTAGTATTTTTAAAGGGGTTTTCGTCTTTGTTCCAATACTGAATACTTTCAATGTCATCTCTTTCAAGCATCCAACTACGAAAATCAGAAAGACCTTTCCCCCCTATGAACCAGCGGGCAGGGACTACAAGACAAGTCTTTTCTGCCAACCTCTGAGACAATCTTACGAAATCATCGTAAACTGTAGTAGATGACGCGCCATAGCCGTCGTCATCTTCATGATAAGGTGGATTTCCAAGAGCATTATTAAAATCCATATTAGTTCCTCTCATTTTTCTTCTGTATGCATCTTCGATGCTTTCACCATCTCTAATTTCTACGACTTTGACCTTAATATTTGAAAATTCTTTTTTAATGTATTGTTTTACGAGATGGAATCGAGTGAAAACCATAACATTTTCGTCGCTACAACGCTTTGGGATTCCATCAATCAGACTAGATCCAGCAGCATCAACGATAGCGATATTATCGGTGGCAGACATATCTTCGTAAATCTCCATTTCTTCTATCATTTCATCGGGAATTTCAAAGAGCCTGTTTGCCTTTAGAACTCCCTTCAGCGCTTTTTCAGGTATATCTTTTTTTGTGTGATAAACCAGACTTATTTCGTTGACAGGCATTACGATGTTTCCGTTCTCTGTAGGAAGAAGAAGTTTCCTATACTCTTCAGGAGTTACTCCACAAAGGCTAATCCAATCTTCTCGAAGCTCCTCCTTGTTTTTAATTTTGTCTATGGCATCAAAAATTGAGTTTTCATCGCCAGCAAAAATAGGTAGAATGAATCCCATGCCACGCAAAAGCGCAGCTTTATTGGCGAGTTCATCGCTGTCAAGATTATTTTCATTGTCCGCTGAATTTTCGCTGTTCTGGTCACTCGCGGTTGAACTTCCTGCATCGATGTTGACATTTCCATCGAAGTGTTTGGAAATATCGAGACTTTTTGCTTTTCCAAAAATTTCTCGAATTGAATCAAATCTATATGCAGGATTTGTGTTCGTGTTATATGCGCCTCTCTCGCTGAACTTTTGAGTATTAGTAATTTCGTCAAGAAGGTTACTTGGTTCTAGCTCGCCGAACCCCCGATTTTTCCCCATGTATTTCATTACGTCCACCGATGGATAAATTCGCCTCCACGTCTCGCCAATTGATTCGCCATCGGATCGATCAGAATCGCGCTCAGTAAAAAGATTCTGGGCCATAAACTTCGTTATAGCATCCTTCGTTTTCGACTGGTCGAAGCCGTAATCGGCAAACATCGCCTCATTTTTTTCTTTTACCTGCTCTTCATTGCCTTCGCTTAGATATTTAATGTATCCTGGAGAAAAAGCTCTGCTTGCAGCTTGCACGATTGTTGAAGCTTCTCCACCATCTGAAAAATTAACTACAACCGAAATATCAGGAACCGTAAAACTACGAAACCCCATGCCCATCGTTAAGATAAGCAAACCTCGGCTGTGCTCTTCAGGATCATAATCGTTCTTTAAAAACTTTTTAACCTTATCTTCTGCATCTACATTGGTTGTGCCCTCGTGGACAAGATTTGAGTTTTCGTCATAAACTCGCCCACAGAGCGTCATCACAGCCCAATCGTCAAGCGCCCTTTCGGCTGCATTTTCTATCGCAAGCAGGCTTTCTTTGCTTACCGAGGGCATTTTTGCCATAACTCCGAGGCCGTCTTTCGCCTTGTCGAAGTTTGAAATAGAATCTACGGCTTCGTTGACCACATTCATGCCCGATGCAGGGCCATACTCTCGGTCTGGATAATCAGAGAAAACGACTCGAAAAAATTTCCTCCAAATATGTTCGTTTTGTTCGGCTTTCTTAGCAAGCTGGAAGAGTGATGGAATTTCTTGTTGCGGAAAGCGCCGCTTCAATTCGTCAGCGAGTGTATCCTCGGCACTCCAACTACGGAGAACTGGGTCAACGACGTGCTGTAGGCTCTCGTTACCATTGTTCTTCTGGCGAACAAGCTCAAGATATGGGATCGAATCGACTTTATCCCAGTCAATATCATACTTCGCCATTTTTTCTCTGCCCGAACCCGTGGTCTTGAAATTAACTGGAACAGATTTTTTTGGCTTCGGACCCCAACTATAAGCGTGCTCAGTGCTTTCAATATAATCTATTAGTTTCTCGCTATTTTTGGTATGAGCGCCGTAATCCGCCTCGTCAATTAGAGTAATGCGCTCGTCTTTAGGAACATAAGTAATTTTTTGAATATCACCTTTTCCGTCTTCGCCCTTAACTAGACTCAAGGCGACGACGGGAAATACGTCATTATTTTTATAGGCCCATTCAAGCCGATCTTCCCACTTTTCGTCGCCATCTGGCCGAGCGTCAATGAAAACAAAGTCATCAAACTCCCGATATTCTCGAATCAACTTTTCAAACCCGTTGTGTACCGAAAGCCAGTAGGGAGAAATGATAAATGCTGCATATCCAAAATCCTGCCAGAGGTCCTTGACTGTTTTTAAAAAGGTTCGGTTTTTCCGAACCGAGCTGCCAGGTATTCCAAAATATGAAGTGAATCTGTATTCCCGTTTTCTACTCTTTCTTCGACTGCCGCGTATACATTATTTATAACCTGTTTCTGGTAATCGTGAAACCCCCCATCATTATAAATACTTTTCTTCTTACTTCCGCCAAACTGCTCGGTTAATGTATCTTCAAGCTCCTGTAAAGTTGTATTAGTTACAATTTCGGTAGCATGTGGGAACTTATCTGATTCTTGTAGCTCAAGAAGTTCCTTGAAGATCTTATTTCCAATTCTAGTATCAGTCCAACGGACGCCCTTATAGTGCCTAGGAAGAACGAATAGTCCCCCAAGAGTTCTTCTGGGAAGTAGCTCGGTAGAATATCCTTCGAGACGATCCCGAAACAACTCTCGGGCATAATCGCCACGCACCACGCCATTTCGGTTTGTGCGCTCTGTGGTGCCAAACTTGAAATGCACTTTTCCATCAGGACCTTCAACTTCAAAAATATATAGCAGTAGGTGATCTTCATCTCGGATTTGATCTTCACCTGGATTGAAGTCGCCAATGTTTACAGTCCGGATTGGAAAATTATTAAGCTGTTCTCTCAAGTGGTTCATGAATTAAAAAAAGTATAACCTTTTAAAATCTTATTTGTATCCCCTTTTAAAGTTCTCAATTATACGTTCATTATCAGTTAGCTCTTTCACTTTTTCTAGCTTCTCAAACTCCTCTGGCTTCGGTTCATAATTAAAGAAATCACTTGTTTTGTAGTGCGTCCGAAACCTGTGCTTGTTCCAGTCAGTCGGCTCCATGTACTCAGTTTGAAGCTCCAAGGAATCTACGCACTTAATGTTAAGGTTAAGTTCTCCGCTCGGGTTTAGTAGTTCTTCAACCTTTACTACGTTTTTTAATTGAAGTTCGGCCATGTAAATCTGTTTTTCCATGATGTGACGATATCTCTTCTTTGGGTCTGAAATCTCTCCTTCCAAAGAGGCCATAAGTTTTTTCGCCACGAAGGCAGTGAAATTACCTATCCCTGTGCATGGGTCATACCAAGTTTTTTTAGGTGAATTCCACTCTTCTTCTGGAATTTCCGAGAGCATATTAGTAATTAATCGGGAGGGAGTGTGGATCTCGGCATGATCGTCTCTTGAATCTTGACTTACCACATAATCTTCCATTTTTTTCAGAGCGTTTTCTAATGTTTTATACGGATCTCTCATGCCTGTAAACTTTTTTAGAAGATTTTCCGTTAATTACGACTATCCCACCTTCCTTTTAGCAATTTCTTCGGCAGGATACCGTTCGTCTAAAATGGAAGTGTGTGGTATCTCAACCGAACCCAAAGAATACTCTTTGATGTCTTCATAGGGCACTCCTTGGATCCAATATTGGTGGCTCATACTTTTCGTGATAACAAGATTGAAACCTTTCTCAATCTTTCTTTTCCATTTTTTAGATGTATGAGTCCACTTACTGGCTGGATATAAGAATTGATGGAAGTAAGATGCTGGAATGAAAAAAACCTCGTACTCTTCAAAACCTTCTCCGCGCAGGGCTTTTCGATTATAACCTTTTCCCCGCTGAGTTCGCCTCGTGAGCAGAATGTAATAATTATAGTTCACTTCATTAGCTAACAGGTTTAAAACCTCTTCCAATGCCCTGTCTTTGTCTTCTCCCATCATCATATTTCCAAGCCTCTCTCCAGAAATGTCTGATCGAATGGGGTCCTGCTGTTTTTTAACATTTGTTTTTACAGAGGGAGCTTTAAGAGGCTTTTCTGCCCAGTCGAAGGGAAGTGAAAGCTTCTGGTCAAAAAATAGATCTGCACCAGATTTGTGATCGAGCCCGTCCCATTTTACTCCAGGAATGTCAGCTCGGACAAATTCTTGGTGAACCAGATCTTCAAAGTGTTCGCCTATTGGTGAAACTCGAAGCGTGGAGTGGAAGTCTTCAACTCTTTTTCTAAACTCCTCCACAAATCTGGCGATATCTTTTTCTGTCAACTTTATCTTTTTGTCAACCGTTTCCATAATCAAAAGTAACTTAAGTGTTTTCTAGATATACGGATATTGCTTTCTGATCAGTCTCTTTTAATCTCGACTAGTTTTCTACCTAAAATGCAATAATACGTATTTGATTCTTACGCTGCGTATGTGTAGAAACGGCAAAACGAAAAGAAAATAAAAATGAACTACAGGATGGCTTGCCAGTTTTTTTGAAACTGCCGAAAAAGCCTCGGGTCAATTCTAAACCCGCTCCACTGACATGCGTTTAATACTTTAGACATTTTCTTTGACTGCAACGCCTCAAGCATTTTTTTACCCTTCTCCTCATTCTCAACGTGAAGTCCCATCGCACCTTGCGTCATTCCATATTCGCCTTCCACGTCAAGAATTGGATCGCCGATTCCACTTTCTCCGATAATTAGTTTCGGAACTCCAAAATGGCCACGATCTTGTCGGTCGGAATATTTTATGTTTTGTCCTCCAGCAGTAGAATGAACAACAGGGTGGCAGTGAGCAAGGTCTTTTTTGTCGGTTACAAAAGACCGAGAAGCGTGGTAAGAAGAATCAAATATAACCTTTTGTTTCTCATCGCCAGGGCCAGTTTTCAACGTTTGAATTAACTCGAAGTGAGAATTGGGAAGAAAGCTCCACTCCACTAATTCAATCTCAGTTTCGTTTCCATTGATATCATTTACAGTGACGAGTCCATTATAATCAGCTTTCCAAACATACCAATCGAATTTTGTATTCGCGCCAAACACTTCTTGACCTGTTTTGGCGTCGTTTATATTCAAGTAAACCAGGCCACTTGACAGAGTTTCCCAAAGCCGAACGTCACTGTTTTCATCAACAGGCTTCCTCCAAATCGATGGATGAACAAAAGTAAGTGAACCGAATTCTGGGATTTGGGTATTAATACTTCGTTTTACAAAACTCGGCCACAGGACATTTCCAGTTGATTTTCCATCAATTTTTGGATAGTTGTAAGGAGGATTTCCGACGCAGTTATCAAATTTCATAAACTATATTTTTGATATAACAGGCTCGTTTACCAAAAGTCGGGTTGACTTAAATCAGTCATTTCTTCGATGATAGGATTTAGTTTTTTGGTAAGCTCGTCTTTCGAGATTGAGTTTGGGCCGGATGTGTCTTTTGAGGAAGGAAACTCAGTTTGGTTAAGAGTCTCGACAATCTTTACCCTCTTCGACTTTATTCGTTTATCTAACCGCAAAAAATAGTGGCTCTCGCGGGATTTATCTCGGAAAGTAAGACTGGCCTCCCCAGCATACACCCCAACCCTCCGAACTGTAAAATCTGCATATTTGGGGGGTTTTAAGAAAGCAAAGCCGAAGGGCTCGCTCCCCCCATGTTTTAACCTCGGCACGTTTTCTCTAACCCAAAGTTGAAAAATAGCAGGAACCTCGTAATCTTCGCCTTTATAGACAAAACTTTTTTCGGGAAGATCAAATTCTTTTCGGACGTGAAAATGATCGGGAACTTTTCTTTTCATCGAGTCTTTTTTAAAAGATTTGGGCAGAATAAAACCTATGGCATCGGCGATTTCCGAAGCCTTTTTTATAAATGAGAGGGCCTTGCTTCCCTGCCTGCCGAAAGGTGGGTTGCCGATTACTATTGTGTTGGAAGGGTCTCCTTGAAATTCGAATTGAAAAAAGTCCTGCCTTTTTATCTCCTCAGACAGGGGGTCGGTGTCGATGGCAATGCAGCCATCAATTTTAGAAGAAAAGGAACCTGCTCCCGCAGAAGGTTCAATTACATTTTCGAACTCTTCCAAGGGAATCCTGGAAATTATGTCTTCGGCTACCTCTTCTTTTGTGTAAAATTTATCAGTAGTCCTTTTACTTTTTGACATTCAAAACAGACCCAAGCCAGATGCTACTTTTCGGTCGTACTCAATATCTTCGGTATCTTCTCGCTCAATGCAGACAAAAGGTACTTTGACGTCAAACTTCTCAAAACTTCCGACGGATGAAAAGACGTGATTTTCAAGAATGTTAAGAAAGAAGTGGTCTTTTTCTATTCGGGATGAAGACAACTTAAAAGAAAAACTTTCATCAGGATTATCTTTTTTAACCCTTTCTTTAAAAAG